TTAAACAGCAATCTTAGAAGAATTGGCTAACTTTTTAGCTAGGTTAGCCATCAAACGCGCGGCTGCGGCATCCGAAAGCACCTTGTCGCTGGCTGCTTTCGTGTAGCGCGCAACCTCGGAATCCGTGTCGTGGCCGGTCCAGGATTTGATTTCCTGATTGGAGCAACCAGCTTCAGCCAGACGCCGCGCCGCCGCCTTTCGCAAGCCATGGGCGGAACAGTTGGACAGCCCCGCCTCTTTGCACCAGCGCGCAAAATAGTTGCCGATGCTGTCGCGGCCAAATGGCGTGCCTTTGCCTGTCACTAGAAAACAGAAAGGCCCGGTCTCGGTCGCCAGGATCGATTCAGCCAGCGGGATCATGATCGGGATCGAAAGGAATTTCTTGCCCTTCCGCTTCTCCTGATAAAATTCCAGCCGGTTGCCCTTCACATGCACCGGCCCCAGCGTGCGCACGTCGCCGCGCCGCTGGCCAGTCCATAGCAACAGGTCGAACATAAGCCGCGCCTTGGTGCCTACGGCATGGCGCGCCTCATACTGCGCGATCTCTTCCTCAGTCCAACTGTGGTGGCCATCGCCTTCGATCTCAAACGGCTTGGTCGCGGTGACGGGATTGCTTGCCGCCAGCTCTAGACGAACGGCATAGGTAATAAGCTGGCTCAGCCGCTTGCGCAGATTGTTCGCTGAAGTCTTGTGCGGCAGCCGCTCGGCAAGCATCTGCTCGACGTGCGACGGCCTCAGGTCACGCACCAGCGCCTTGCCATATTTGGACCGCCACCGCTCCAGGTCGTTGCGGTAAACCAGCTTGGTGCGGTCGCGCAGTGCCAGGAAGTCTGGCGACACATAGAAGCGGCTTATCAGGTCATCGAAAGAGCCAGGCGGGTAGCGGTCGGCCCCCGCGCGCACCGGCTCAGCCGCTATGCCGTCCAGACAAGCGCGATACTCGATCATGAATTCCGGGGTGCCGGGGACGTTGACGAAACAGTGCTGGCGGAAGCCTTTGCGCCGGAAGCGAAACCGCGACTTGCCGTGCCGGTCCTTGAATTCCGAAACCCACTTGGGGAGCCATCGGCGCTTCATTTCCGCATGATCCTATCGAAAGAGTTGTCGCCAGTTTGCGGCTGGCCATCCGCGCAGAATACATGAATTTCGCCATAGGCATCGATTTTGAAGCCGCTCACCGGCAAGCCAGCAGCGACCGCCGCGCGCAGGGCGCGGGTGCAGTCTGCTTGCTTGAAGGTTGCGCGGCGCGTCGTCACACGTCCAGCTCCCGCAATGGCAGGATCAAACGATCCTCACCATGGCCAGCCTCGGCGCTGTGCCGGTTGTCGAACATGACCGCAACGCGGGTCAGCACCGCCAGCTTCAGGCGTGCCGGTGCATCGCCTTCGCCGTCCCATGCCGTGGCAATGTCCGTCACGCTATCGGTTGCTGATTCCAGCATCAGCTCGATCAGCGAGTCCTCGTCGTCATTGTCCACGCGCAAATGCGCCTTGGCTTCAGCCAGGGTCAAAATCATTCTGCGGCCTCCACGTTGCGGGGATTCCAGCCTTCGAGCTGCCGCACCTCGTCCGGGTCAAGGACGTTGTTTGCCAGTGCGATTTGGTGTGCCTGCCACCGGGTTTGCGGATCGCCGCGCAGGAAGCCGGAAAGGTCCAGCTCCATTTCGAACGGTCCGCCGGTCGGGAACACGCTGCGCGCAAACTCGGCCTCGATGCGGCGCGCCCAAGGGGCAAGGGTGAACATGGCGAACCAGCGGCCCGCCGTCTCCGAATTGGTGAACGTATTGTGGCTGTAGTCCTGCACCAGCGGGGGCGGCACCTGAAACAGTCTGCAAATTTCCTCAGTCCCCCAGCGCCGGGTTTCCAGCAGCTCGGCATCTTCCGGGCTAATCTGGCTGGCCTTCCACGTCATGCCGCCATCGAGCACCAGCGTGCTGCCAGCCTTGCCCGCGCCGCCGTGCCGCGCTTGGAAGGATTCGCGCAGGGAAGTGCGCTGCTCTGGCTTCATGGTGCCCGGCACCTCGACCACGCCGCTAGGTGACGCGCCGTTGCTAAGGAAGCTGCGCGCGTGCTGATTGGCAAGGTCAACCGCGTTCACGGCATCGGCGGCGCGGCTAAGGCGCGAACGCCCGATAAGACCATCGTCGGTGCGGTCGCGCAGGTGGATCACTTCGCCCTGCAGCAAGCGGCGCACGTTGCCGCGCGGGTCTGCCACCGTGTAGCGCAGCCGCCCATTGGGCAGCTCTTCCACCGTCACACGCGACCATGGGATATATTGCAGGCCCGCCAGCTCACCGCCCGCGCCGCGCTCGATCTCTGCCAGCCCGTTGCCAGTCAACAGGGCGCTTGAAACCAGGTGGCTGATAAATTCGGGCCAGGTCATCGTTTCCGAAACGCCCGCGACGGTCAAGCGGCGCAGCGGGTGGCTGGTCGCTTCGATGCGGTTGTCCCCGTCGCGCCGATAGACCAGCGCCGGGATGCTCGCCAAGCTGTCGGCAATCACATTGACGCACGCCAGCACGGCGGAAAGGTTCTCAGCATAGCGGGCCGATACGCCCGCATAATATCCCACGCCGGGGGCGAGTGCCGCCCAGCTTGAGTCTGCGTCAGATGCGCGGCGCTCAAAGCCGGCCAGCGATGCAAGCCGGTCGATCATGCCCATGATGCGTTCTCCGCCATTACTAGGATGCGACGGCGGCGCGCCGCTTCGTTGCCGCGCATGATCGAGCGCAAGGCAATCTCGGTGTCAGGATAGGCAGGCCAAGCGCTCACCACGCTGATTTCGCGCAGGTCCACCGCGCGCAGCGTGCGGGTCGAGCCGGACCAGCTTTCGCCGCCCTCCGGCACCAGGAAGCCAAACGACATGCCGCCAAGGTCGCCGCGATCAGCCAGGGCCAGTATGTCGCGGCCCGCTTGCGTGTCTGGCAGATCGAGACTGAAGGCCAGCCCGCGCGAGTCTTCAGACAGCCGCAGGGTGCCGGACCGCGTGCGGCCTAGCACCTTGGCGGGGTCATGATCGAGCAAGGCCAGGACATCGCCCGCCAGCGCGCTACGAAACGCGCCGGGGGCGATTGTCTCGGAAAAGCTGCCAAGCTGCGCCGCGCTTCCGAAGGTCGCGGCATAGCCTTCCAGCCGCCGCCCCGCCGTGCGAAGCTCTGCAAAGGCGCGTCGTTCGATGGTCGGGGTTGCGCTGGTCATGGCTTATGCCTCCGGTGCAGCGGGCAGGGCCGCGATGCTGGCCGGGATCAGGCCGGTTGCGGAAACGAAAGCCGCCTTGTGCCGCAGGGCAACGTCAACCGTCGCCATGGCGCGGATCATGACATTGCCCTTCGAATATGCGGTGGCCTCAAACGGGTTCACCAGAATATCGACCTCGGACCAAATGCCCATCAGCAGCTCGGTCCAATCGGCATAGATCAGGCCATGCTCGTTGGTGCCCGCGCCAAGATTGACTGGCACCTGATTGCTGAAGGTGACGGCTTCATTGTGGAAGATCGGCCCCATGCCAACCGGGCGATTTTCGAAGTCCAGCGCCTTGCTGGCAATCTTCTTGATCGTGTTGGTGGTAAGGAACGCGCGGCGCGCTTCGACGTTCGCAATGTCCGCCTTTGCGACCATTTCCGCCGTAGTGTCGAACAGCGAGTCCGCATAGGCCTGCGTCTGGATTCCGCTGGTCGCCAGCACGCCCACCGGCTGATTGGAGCCACCGCCAAGGATAGCGGCGCGGTCGATAGCCAGCGCCAGGTTGCGTGCCAGCATCTGCCGCAGCAGGGCTTCCACGTCCGGGCTGGCCTGCATCAGCATGTTGCGCGACCATTCGGACAGTGCACCCGCGTGCTTGGGCGAGAGGGTCACGGAATCGAAGTCCGCATCATCTGCGCTCAAGGCCGCGTTCTCGGCAACCCAGCCAATGGCAGGGGAGTCGGTTTCGCGGGGGATCGAGACATTGCCGACCAGGCCGGACAGAACGCGCGCACCAAGGCCGCGAACGACGCTGGCAGCGGTCAGGGCGCTGATATACTGATCGGGCCGGTGGTCGGTCGAAACCAGCTCGCCGCCCGCGCTGGTCGTCAGCACGCGCTTTTCGAATACTTCGGTCGGGATGAACAGGCCTTCAGCCGACCGGCCCGCGCGCTTGGCAAGCTCGGTCTGGATTTCGCGCTCGAAACCCCAATCAACCGCAAGGCCTGCGGCACCGGCAACAGCGCGGGTGACGCTGAAGCGGCTGCGGATTTCGCTGTCGAGCTTGGAGTCGCCGTGAACGGTGCGGCCAATCTCGGTGCGGTCTGCCGCATCAATCTTGCGCTGGCGTTCCAGCTTGCCATCCAGGGCGCGCAGCTCGGCTTCAGCCGCGTTGAACGCCTCGCCATCGTCGGCGGTGTGGGCAGCGTTCATGCGCTCCAGGATGGCGCTGCGCTGCTCGATAAGATCGGTGGTTTTCATTCTCATGCCTTCTCATTCTGGCCGGGAGCCGAAGCTCCCGGCACGGTGATTGCCGACTGGCTCGCGCCGTTGGCTGGGAAACTTGCGGTGTGCGAATTGCCGCCTACTACGCCGGGAACGCGCTCACCCCCGGCAATTCGCTTCTTGAACCCCGGCGGCACCGCGCCACCGACTGACTGCGGGGTGAAACTGTTAATCACTTGCCGGTCTTTCCGGCGATCAGCTCCGCAACTTTCCGAAGGGTCGCGGAATCAAATTCAGCCACAAGGTTCTTGCCGGTGCGGAAAATTCGGGTCTCGGCTTCCAGCTTTTCGAGCCAAGGCTTTTGCGCTTGCGCATCTGGCTGGCGGACCACGGCTTCCAGCGCGGGGTGGCAGTAGATATACTCACCGCTTGGCGTTTTGAGCTTGGCCTGCACACCGCCCCGCTGCACGGTGAGGCGCATTATCGGGTGGAGCATCGCCCCTTCAGCGTGAAATACGCCCGTAGCTGAAGCCTCAAGCATTTTGGCCAAAGCGATGTCGAGAGACGGCGCGGCTTCTGCGCTCAATGGCAGCGGGTCATCCTGCGTAGTGAAGCCGCTGGAAAAAACTGTGTTGCTGAATGCGAGTTCGCATTCCGCTGCGCGTTCCGGGTGGTCGGTGGCTGCGCAGGCGATAAGGAAGCGTGCCGCGTCCACATAATTCATATGGGCGGCACCGCGACCACGTCCGGCTTGGCTAAGCCGTCCAGCTTCGCGCAAGCGGCGCGCAAACACCGCCAGCGACTTTTCGCTGTCAATGCCCAGTTCGGCGCATTTCCTAACCAGATCGCTGAGCAAAGCCATATTCTAACCCCATCCTTCATCTGCACATAATGCAGATATCTTGCACGGTCAAGGTTCATCTGCAAAAAATTCTGTTAATGTCATCTTCCATTAATGAACCAAACTGGCGGGTGTTGTGGTTGCGCGCCTTGGTGCCGCCAGATAGCGTGCGCTACCCATTCCCCGTTTTCCCCTTAGCGAGAATTGTTATGACCGAAGAATACAATCCAATTGAATATGGAATTTCTCACGAAGAAGATTTCATTTTGGCAAGTGTAACCTCAAATAATAATGCGATCCTGGCTCTCTGTATTGTCCTCTGTGAAAATAAAACGATCGATAAAAAGCAGCTTAACATGCTGCATGATGCGATTTGTAAGCCGTTTGTTGCTAGAAAGGGTAAAGGTGACAATCCATTAATTGCGACTGTACTCGCGAATATTGATGATATGATGGCCGAAGCCAATTCGCGGCTATAAAATGATCTCATAACCACATCGCCCCGCTGCCCTGATACACCTGCGGCCCCTTGTCCCGGCTGGCCAAGCCGCAGGCCATAATCAGCGCGGCCATGCCGTCGATGCGGTCGATCGATCGCGCCTTGTTTGGTTTGCGTGCGCCTGCCGGGTCGGTGTCAAGCAACAGGTTACTGGCATTCCAGCGCAGCACCGGGTGCATACCGTGCCGCAGCTCGCCAGCCAGCATGGCGCGTTCAAACGCATCCACCGCCGGTCCCATGCTGGCGAAGCCTTGCCCCCATTCGACCAGCGGCAGCTCTATGCCCTCGTTGGCCAGGATCACTTTTAGGTCATCCATAGACCAGCGGTCGAACGCCACGCCACGCACGTCAAAGTCTGCCATGATCGTTGCCAGCCGACGCGCGATATAACGCTTGTCGATTGCGCCGCCGGGGGTGGGCTCGATATGCCCAGCCTTTGCCCATGCCCGATACGGCACATGGTCGATTTCCTCTTTCCGCTCGATTGCGTCTTTCGGACACCAAAAGAACGGCAGTACCGCGCCGCCATCATCTGGGAAATACAGAACCAGCGCCGCCAGATCGCGCACGCTGGCCAGGTCAAGGCCCGCATAACAGCGCCGCCCGCGCAGCGCCTCAAGGTCCGCCGCTTCGCCGCAGGCGTTCCATTCAGCGGGGTTGATCGCGCGCGGCTCGGCTTCAACGCGCTGGTTGCAATGCAGGTTCAAAAAGGCTGGTTCGAACGTTGGCATTCGCTGCGCCCGCTCGGCCTCGTCGGCTATCTGCTCCCGCGAAACGAACACGCCTAGCGCCGGGTTAGCGGCCTGCCAGCTTGCCGGGTCGAACGGGTCGGCATCCTCCGCGACGGCATACACCGCCCCATGGAATGACAGGTCGCTAATTTCGCCCGAAGCGATGCGCTCGCTGTAATCGACCAGCTCCGACATCAGGTTGACGGGTGATGGGCTTTGCGTGCCGATAGCCACCAGCAGCGGCTCGGCTCGCTTGCCCATGGACGTGCGCAGCACGTCGAACAGCTCGCGCCGCTTCCATTGTGCCAGCTCGTCGCAAACGATAAACGACGACGCCAGGCCATGGACCGCCGCCCCGTCGCTCGCCAGCGCCCGATACGTCGAGCCGGTCACGTCATCCTCGATGCGCTTTTGAAACCGCTGCACGTTCAGCCGCGCTGCCATCCAAGGGGTGGCAAGAATCGTCGCCTCCATCTCGGCAAAGATCAGGGCCGATTGATCCTTAGTTGCCGCTGCGCTGTAAACCTCGCCACGCTGGATTGCTTCAGGCCCGACAAGGTGCGCAAGGGCCAGCCATGCCGCCAGCACCGTCTTGCCGTTGCCGCGCGCCATGGACAGCAGGGCGGTGCGCACGCGCCGCTTGCCCTCGTCATCGGTCCCATAGACCGCCTGCAGCCAATCGAGCTGGAACGGCAACAGCTTCACCGGCTCGCCAGCGCCAAAGCCCTTGGTGACTGGCAGGGACTCGATGAACAGAATCACGCGCTCTGCGCGGGTCAGTCCTTCAGCCTGCCAAGCATGGACTAGCTGCGCCGATGCGTGCGAAGCCGCCTCTTTCATCCGGCCTGCGCCGGGCCCGCGCTTACCCATATTTGGTATCCTCAGAAACTAAATCAAAATTCTGGTCCCCGGTCGGTTTCCGCTCGTCAGCCCTGAGCGATGTTCCGGCGATGAACCAATCGTGCGCTGGATCGAACGGGACGCCATCGACGCTGCAGCCGCGCATCGTCTTGCGCGTGCGCACCGCCCCAGCCTCAGCACCGCGCGCAGTCTTTCGGCTGTGGCAAGCGGTGCAGTAGCTGGCCAGCCCATCATGGCCGGGGAAGGGTGCGCCGCCATCGCTAATGGCTTGGACATGATCGACGGTGTTAGCCGCCGTCAGCCTCCCCATGGCTGCGCATCCCCTGCACGTTGGTTCAAGGTCCAGGTGCGCTAACCGCAGCCGTCGCCAGCGCGCGGTGTTGTATGGCCAGCCGCTCATGCTGCACCGCCCGCGCCATCGATTGGCAGGCCAGGGGGGCGGGGGCCATCAAGGCCCGCCCCGCTTATATACGTAGTATATAGGGGGGTAGAAGCGTGCGGGTCGGTGCAAGGAAAATCAATGACTTGGCTGGGGGGTCGGTGCGGGTCGGTGCGGGGGGTCGGTGCAGGGGGGTCGGTGCAGACTCCCGGTATATTCTCCCCCCCATTATTAGGGGGTGCAGCCGCCTTGATACCTTGCTTCATCGTGCGGTTTGGCGCTCGCCATAGTGGCTGGTCGAGCATGATAGCGCCCTTCTGCAACAGACGCTCTAGCGCCGCCTCAAGCCTGCGCCGGGTGACGCCCTGCGCTTCCGGCATCTTGGCGAACACGGCGGGGGCAAAGTTGGTGCCGGGGTTATGCGATACGGCGCGTGTGTCACTGGTCGCGCGCTCAAGGCACGCCATAAAGACAGCCTCGTCCCGCGCTTCCTGCACGTCTGCCAGTTGGTGGCTTGCCAGGTCTTCATGGCGCACGAACGCGCCCGCTACCCAGCGGAAGCCGATTGTCTCACCATTGCGGGCATAGTTGGCCTTGCCGCGCTTCAGCTCGCGCACATCGGGGTCAAGGATCACGCCATCCTCACTGGTCGGCACGGTGAGGGTTAGACGGCTGCGGACCTGATTTTCCCAAGCGGTCGAGCCACTGAAGGAATCGCCCGCCTTGTTCGGGTGGCCAAGGAACAGCACCGCGCCGTCAATCTCGGTCGCAAGCTGGTTCATCAGGCCGCAGAACGCCGCCACCTGATTGCGGATATTCTCGTTGCCGGTGAACAGGTGCGCCACATTGTCGAGCGCAAGAAAGCCCGCCCCGGTATCGGCAGCGGTGCGCTGAAGCGCGCGGTAGGTGTCTGAAACCGACATGCGGCCCTCTGGCGTGAACGTCGCCAGCTCGTTGCCAATGCCGCCCACCAGCGACACAAGCCGCAGCTTGCCTTCAATGTCCGCTATCGGCACGCCTAACGCCGCGCAGATTGCCTTCTGGCGTCGGTGCAGCTCGTCCGCGTCATCCTCGCACGTCACATAGACCGCGACGGCCTGCCGGGTCGGGACGCCCATAAATGGCAGGCCTAGCGCAATGCAGGTGCAAAGCTGCTGTGTCAGCAGCGACTTGCCCGCGCTCCCTGCGCCGGTCAGGTAGGTTGCCTGTCGATGCGGGAGCCAGCCCTCCACCGCCCATTCGCGCTCTGGGGTCATCGTGACTTGCCAGTTGCGGGTGTCGATCAGCGGCAGGCCAGCGGGGGCAGGCGCTTCAGGTGCAACAGGTGGCGGGGGTGGTGCGGCACCGAAGCGCGCCGCCGGGTCCGGTCGCTGTCGCGGGGACGCCATGCCACCGCCCCAGCCACTAGCCAAGGTGGCCTCGATCTCGCCATCTTCCAGCCCGATAGCCGCAGCGGTTGCGCGCAACTGGTCGATTGCGTCGTCCCCCTCGATCTCCCCCGCCGCCGCAAGCTGCGCCAGGGCGAACGCGCAGCGGTTAAGGGTGTGGTTCCGGGTGCCGGGTGCCGCTTCCCTCAGGCGCTGCAGCTCGCCTAGCATCGCTGCATTGCCATAGCCGCCCGGTCTGTGCAGCGGGACGACATTCGACGGCTTAGGGGCGGGTGGCGTCGGGGGCTTGGTGTCGATCAGCATAGCCGCCAACCAATCGGGCATCGGTGCCACCGGCCCGTAGCTCACCCATTCATAGCTGCCCGCTACCTTGCCCTGCGCAGCCTCTTCAGGCGTCGGGGCGAAGTAAGAGCTTGGGCCGACCACATAGCCGCCATCGCCGCGCAGATCGACGCTAGGCAGCAAGCCAGCACGGTTGCGGACATGCCCGCCGGGATGCCGGAAATACAGGTGCAGGCCGCGCGGGGTGCGCACGGTCATGGTTTCGGGGACGCCGCGTTCATATGCCGCAAGGATTGCCGCATCGTCGTCCAGGTCGAGCACGACGACGCCAGACACCGCGCCGGTTGCAAGGCCGATGTTAAAGGCGGGTCGCGCGCGGGACCATTCCGCTACCTCGGTCATGTATGGCTGTCGGGTCTGATAGACCTGCCATTGCGTGGCGGGGCGCTTGCTATGGTGCAGCAGCGGGAACACGCTAAAGCCCATTTCGTTCAGGGCTTCCCACTGGCTGGGCGCGCGGTCGGCGGGGTGCATGATTGCATCGGTCAT